CTAGAGAGTAGTCCGACCAACTCAGTGAGGTGGTCTCGTATGTACTGGCTTGCATTCCAAAGTCCTTTCACATAAAGTTGATTGGATAACGAAATGTAGGCCGTTATCACACGAGATTACTTAGAGTGTCCAGTGAAATCCCACATACGACAATACGCTGGTGTTACATCATGACCAGCATAAAAGTCGCCCCCACAAGATTCTCGAAAGAGACCCGTGGAGTAGGATTTTGATTTGTTTACCCTTAGCCCAAAAGCTTCGAGTTCACTCATCACACTGGGTGCCGTCTGAGTAGGTACGATGATGTCATCACCGTACACGCAAACTTTGGCAGAGAGTTTACGTAGTTGTGTGGATGACGGACACTTGCCAGAGGCCTTCAGCATCGCGGTTAGCACCACGGTAAAGAAGACCATTGCCTCAATGGGAAAGCATAACGCTGAACCCATAGAAGCAAACTTGCGGAGGTTTATCACCTCCCCGCCTGGCATTTGGGCTTTCGTGGTCCTAGAGTTCAGGAGAAACTCCAAAAACTCTGGGCACGATCTGAACGTCCTCTTCACTAGCTCTAACGAGACTAGATCGGAAGCGTCAGAAAGATCGATGGTTGACAATTGGCCATCAATCGACCCAACTCGAGCTCTGTCCTGGTTGACGGACTGATCCGTAAACCTGATGGAATTATGGGGGAACTCTCGTCCCTCCAAATACTCCACCAGGAACCGCATTACACTTTGCTGACGAAGCATCATGTAAGACGGCTCAACCGAGATGATTCGAGGTGTCTTTAATGTCTTAGGAACTTGTACAACCCTTACGGGTTGTTCCTCGGCCTCCGATAGGAACTGAATTTGGTCATAGACCTCAATCAGATCTTCTCGGTGGGTTGCGAAGGCTGACACGGGGAAATGTAAATCGCCCCGAATTGGCCACTGCTTAAGCGTCCAACGCTCGTTGAGCATAAGACGTTCTGCAGTTGCACCACTCCCGAAGACACCAGGCCTGCAAAACAGAGCAGGAACCCGGCTATCAAGGGAGTACCAGAGGAGCGCGGAGACTTGATCATAGATCCTATCTTCGCGAGTTTCTTCAAGACATTGTGCATCGTTGGATATATACCTTTCGTAAGCTCGTGATGAACGGGCAGCCGAGCACGGTAATTCCACCTTTTTGAAGAGGCGGGTCACCTGGCGTACTGCGTCAATAGACGCAATACAAGGCATATCCTTCAATGCACCGTCACGGTCAAAGATATTCATGAAGAACCCCGATAGTAATGCGGGGAGCTTTCCGCCTCTCTTCCAAGGTTTAAATCCTGGAAAATGAGATGGTGTGATGAATCCTAATGCTAGGCTCTGGTCAAGAGCTTCGCATAAGGAAGGGAGAGTTATCGTTAAGAAACTCATACCCTCATCTTTGACACGACATTCGATTTCTCGAATGTCTTTGTCGACGGCAACACTAGTCTGCAGTCCAACATCAAGAAGGACCCGACGTAGGAGTGTAGTAGGTCTTTTCATTCATCCCACTTTCTACATTGTGGTGGTGAATACCCCTACTATGCAGTACTCGCTGATATCCCGGCTGGGAATGGGACTCTAGAG